CAATGACATTCTGACTGTGGTTGGTAAGTTCCAAGGTTAGGTAACCAGACCAGCCCGGCTCAAGCACGGTGTTCTGAACGGTTAGGCCCTGTCGTGCCCAACTACTTTTGTCGCAAACGCGGCCCACAAGCCAATCAGGTATGTTGAAATGCTCAAACGTGGAAGCAAGCATGAATGCCTGGGGGTACAGGCTCAGGTTCTCGGCCACCCGCACATCATACCCGGCTGAAGAAAGCCCGTAGCTCATCCCCATGAAGGTGGCCCGTTCACAGAACGGCTCAACCAGACCCTTTTGACCTTGCTTGAGGAGTTCATGGTGCCGGTAGCGGATGGTTTGTGCTGACAGGATCATAAACGCACTCGTTGTTTTGTTCGCCTAACATGAATGCGGTGAATTTTGCCGCCAACAAACGAATTGTAGTACTCATTGGGCTTGAGCAAAACGTCTCGTGTAATTTGTTCTTTCATTTCGAGATACGACATCATGCCCTTGGTGCCACACAAATGCAGGATGGTTCGTGTGAACTGATCTGCACCTTGCCTTAGGATATCAAGTTTGACTTCGTCGTTAGACCCCCAATATTTTTGCCAGTCGCTTTCTTTCAGTGAACGACGTTTCCTGACTTTGCCTTTGAGGGGTGGTTTAGTGTGTTTGGCCCAGAAGTTTTTCTTGCCGATGTATTTGCGGCCAGTCCCTATGCACTCAATCAAATAGACAAAACCCACGTAGCTCTGGATCATCTGGCTTGTGAAAGGCCTATTTTTGTAAAGCCAACTCACGGTTTATGCTTTATTTGTTGAGCTTTTCGATACGTTGTTCATGAGCGAGGTTGGTGCTATTTATCAGATGTTCAACCTGGGCTTGATATTCAATTGAAAATATTGCGACAAACCGGTCATCTATGATGACATTAATTCCTCCAGCAACCTCATTCTTTTTAAGTAGTGGTTTTTCCATTCTACCCTCCTTAGATAACATCATCCATATTTGGAGCGCTTTGGCAGGAACGTCGTTTCGACCTCCCGCCAAACATCAACGACAGCCGTTGCAACACGTGCGGCTTCGGCCCGGTAGACCGCGTCATCAACCTTCTCCAGTTCCTTCATTAACGGCCAATTCCACCAGCCCTCGCCTTTCACGTCTGCATCATCTAAGTCAACATCACCAAGGCGCTTGACCTTTTTCAGGTACGCTAGGTTGGCAACAAAATCGTTTATCCCGTAGCCAAATTCAAACGGGTAATCACATTCACGGAAAGGCATGCCCACTTTGTTCTTTTTTACTTTGGCTCTGATGTCTATGCCAATTACCCGGTCAATACCCTTGATGGTGCGTTTGATTTGGCCGATGTGGGCAAACCACACCACCTGAGAAGCATAAAAGTCCATGGCTTTGCCGCCAGCCCGCTTTTGCTTTTCACCAAAACCAACAGCGCCAATATTGTCGCGTACTTGGCTGATGATCAGCAGGCACACGTTGGTTTGTTCTATCTTACGGGCTGTCTTCCTGAAGAACTCACTCAATAGTTTTGGCTTCTTCATGCCGTAGGTAGCCTCACCTACTTCACGCTCCATTTCCTCTTCATCAGATAGAGCGTCAAGGCTGTCAACTATGTACAGTCCTTCCTGGCCCTTCTTTTGCTGCTCACAATATTGTTCGAAGTCTCTGATAAAATCTTCAACGGTTTGGATGGGCTTGGCCGGGTCACCAAAGTCTACTTTGTCTATGGGCAGGCCCATAGCTTCAGCGTAATCATTGTCCCAAGCTGCTTCTATCTCACGGTATGCTGGGTTGCCGCTTGGATATTTCTTGATGAAATTGATCAGGCACTCAGTGGCGGTGCCAGTTTTGGCCGTGGATTTGTCACCCACGACATTGGCCATGCGGCCAAGCGCAAAACCGCCGCCTAGGGCACAATCTAGCAGCGTGCAGCCTGAGGAAATGAATTTGAGGTTGGCCTTGTCACTCGTGAAATACGAGTTTGGTGCCTCATCCTCAATTTTCACTCGTTTGGCCATGTCTGATTTTCCAATGTACCGTGTTCATCTGTCAGAATTAATGCACGCAAAGACTCAGCATGGCTAGTTATGGCTACAAGCCTTGGTGTCAGCGTGCGCCCATCACGAACTGATTGTGTGTAGGCATACAGCGCGCTCACAAGCCTGATTTCTTCAAGGGAGTACTGCTTCTTAGCAGCCATTCTTGACGGTCCTCATAGCCAGCACGCCTGATGATTTCATTCTCCCGCTCCCACCTTCGATACGGGATTTCGTCGTCCATGATGACGCTGAGGGGGCGGCGATCCACCCGTATTGGGTCAATGCCGCCCCGCTTCATTATCTCAGCGCGACGTGCGTCGGCTAGGTCTTTCCTCGTCGGCGTTTTCACGCCGCCTGTTTAGCCTATCCCGCAGGGAAGCGCCACGGTCACGCTCCTTGCCATCATCATCTTCAACGTCATCAGCCGCAGCCCGGCGTGAGCCACGGTTATTCCCAGGGGGGCGGTCGTCACGCTCACCCTTTTCTTCATCCTGCTCTTTGTCGTAATCATCATCAATTTTTTCACGCCGTGAACGTGGTTTCTCGTCGTCCTCATCACGGGCGCTGCGGCCACGCGGTTTTTCATCTTCGTCATCGTCTATGGCAGCACGACGTGATGCTGGCTTACGATCATCGGCTTTACCAACATCGTCACTATCACGGTTGTCGCGCCGATTCCTACTACCACGATCATCGGCATCAGTATCATCCTCATCGCGCCGTGAACGTGACGGTCGACGATCGCCATCATTGTCCCGGTCAGCCCGGCCCCTATCACGGCCGCTGCCAGAACTACGCTTATCACCATCATCGTCCTTATCCTTCTTTTCAGCAGTGCGGACGTGGCCGTCAAACACGCTGGCAATATGCTCAGCATCATAGAAATGGCAGCAGTCCGGCAGTGGGTTGTCAGCAATGTAGTCCAACCACTCTTTCTGAAGATTTTCATCTTCATGCACCGGGCTGGCATCAAAGATCTTCATCTTGCTGGCCTCATAGCTGGTATTGAGACCCTTGCCCTCTTTGTAGAAGCGCAAGTCACGCCCTTCCTCAGGGTCGTCAAGCAGGATGATATCCTTGGTATCCTCATCATAGCAAAGGTTGGCCAAATCCTTGTCAAAGGTGAATGGCGCAGCCCAAATTTGCGGGCCTTCATCCTCAGCATTGCGGTCGATAATCCAATAGGCAATGCGCTGACGTGGTTGCAGCGCCTTGACAACCTCCTTGTCGCCGTCCTTTTCAGCCTCCTTACGGGCCAGCATCAAAGGGTCTTCATTGTCATCAAGCATCTTAAAACGTGAGAGGTAGGACTGGTTATCAACCCCAATGCCGTAGTTGATGAACAGGTCATAGCCGTAATGCTTGGCCCCATCCCAAGTTGGGGGCAGGATACGAATCAAGTTCTTGCCATCACGGGGCGTCCACACCTTGTAGTTGGACTTCCAGATGCCATCAAAATTGCCACCCCTCATATTGGCACGTTCGCGGACGTCTTCACGCGACCGCTTCTCATAACGGAACGAACGTTTTTCAGTTTTGGCCATTATTAGTCCCTTTCAGTACCTTTGCGTTGAGACGGTCCACGAAGTTCTCCTTCGCCCTGAAGTAACGTGCTATCAGGTAGTCACCACCGGCGATGCAAAGAACGATGGACAAAGGAATAACAACTTCAATGTTCATTTCTGTCGCTTTGCCCGTTCTTCAGCCATTTGGCTACGTCTGAGATTATACGCAGCCTTGTCAGTGGAACTGGTTCCCTGGACAGAGTTCTTTTGGAAGTATCCTGCTATGTAGATTTCACATAGACGGTTGAGCGCGGTGGCACGCTTTACAAAGGCATCCTGCAAATTGGCCAATTTGGCCGCGCGGTGCTTGGCTGCAAGGTAGGCTTCTGAGGCTTTGCGGTGTTTTGGATGCCTCTGTATTTCCTTGTCGACAGCTTTATCAGTTATTTTTTCGTCGCGGTGACGCTTCCTAATGTCAAAATCAATGTCAGCGGCAATATTGGCCAGCTCTTCTTTCAAAGCGTCAGCCTGAGCCATGGCCTCAACGTGAGCATCACCAACTTCTTCAAGAAGTTGGGCTTTTTGCACAAGTTCGTCGTCAAGGTTGAACTTGTCAATGCGCAGGTACTTCCTGAACTCGTCAATGTCAATTGTCATTGTGGCCGCACTCAAACCACCAAGCAATTAATCCGATAATGGCTCCAAAAGCCAGTACGCCAAACATGACTAGTACTGGAACTAAATCAGGGTCTACGTTCATTGGTCCAGCCCTATGGCCATACCGATGGAATAAGCCAGCGGTCCAAACTTGTCGCTTTGGTTATACGGCTTGCTGAAGCGGCTCTTAACAGACATCCTTATAAGTCCTGCCATTTCTTATCTGATAAATTGTGCCTGGGTGTACTTTAAAACGCCTTGCCAAAACATAAGGGCTTTCATGTGATGCCTTAATTATTCTGACAGAATCATTATCAAGTATTCTTATTTTACGAAGTGGCACATACCCAGTATTCTTTCTAGTAAGAATTTGTTTCTTAATAGATTGTTGTTTTCTGACAAGACCTTTAAGCCATGGCTTTGGCTTACCTGTGTGCGCTACACTCATACGCTTAGCAATTTCTTGCTTTTTAAGCCTCCATGATTCTTTGGTGTTATCTGAGTGAAGCTGAATTTTCACATTTCCAGCTTGGTAAGCACCCTTATCATTTAACCTGGACATGACATATTGGTGCTTATTACGCCCCCTTTGTTCAAAGTAGCCAGAATCCAACCAAATAGAGTACCACTCATTGAAAGTTAAAAGAAATGGAATACCACGTATTTTTGCGGCACTTCTTTGTTGATAAAAGGCACTCTTTATCTTTTTTAAATTCATCTGTCAAGGCCTATTGCTTTTCCAAGAGCCAAGGCAAGTGGACCAAACTTATCACTTTGGTTGAATGGAGTCTCAAAACATTCAATTAGGCCAAGCAGTCCGGCAGCCTTCCTGTCGTCCTTGGTGCCTAGCAGGGCAGTGGTCAGGTAGTTGATGACAACAATTCTGACGCTTTCAGCGTCCATGTTGCCGTCCAAGGCTTTCAAGTACTTGGCGGCCTCAGCCCAACTCAAGCCTTGTCCTTTGATCAGCCAGCGGCACAGGTCAATGACCTCCTTTTGCTCACCAGCACTGCGCATCTGTGCCTTGGCCTCAACCAAGGTTTCACAGTATTGGCAGGCTTCAAGGAATACTAAGGCTTGACGAGGGCTTCCGCCCGCAGCTTCAGCTATGGCTTCGAGTATCTCGTCACCGGTATCCAGTTGTTCTTTGTCACAAACATCAACCAGCAATTTTAGAATTAAATCTTCGCTGACCGGTTTAAGGTCATAGCGTTGGCACCGGGTAAGGATGGCTTTTGGTATTTTTGTGGGGTCAGTAGTGGCAAAGAACCAGTACACATGGTTGGGTGGTTCTTCAGTGGGTTTCAGTAGGGCATCCCAGGCCGCACCTGATAAGCGGTGGCATTCGTCAACTATGACTGACTTAACCGGGCTATCACCGATAGCCTTGGTCCGCAACATCTCGAGAATGTCCTTGATGTCGTCCTTGCCCGACTTTTCAGCAGCAGGGAACTCAATCAAGTTAGCCGTTGAACCTTTACCGCCTGCAAATATGTTTGCCAGAATGCGGGCTAGAGTGGTTTTGCCAGTTCCGGCCGGGCCATTAAAAAGAAATACATGCGCGCGATTGTCCTTAACCGTGCGCTTCAGGCTTTTGATAACCTGAGGTTGGCCTAGAACGCCATCAAGCGTGGTAGGCCGGTATTTGACATGGAGTGCAGTCATTACGAAACTACAGTGCCATTTGCAATTCTGTCTTCAACTAAACGATCCCACATTTGTTCCCCAGTTTCAGGGTTCAAGTGTAAATTGCTGACAAAACGACAATAAATCTTATAGGCGTCAATCCTGATATCTGGCGCTGGATGATGGTAACCAACAACCTCAAAACAATGCATTAAGTGGCTGTACCAATGTTGTGGGTAGTGTCCAAATTGCGATGGCTTCCAGTTTTCCGGAGGTTTTGATTGAAAGAATGCTCCAGGAATATCAACTTCACGAGGGTCAGCAGGATTCATGACGCAATAGCGCAAAAATGCGGTCAAGCCCCTTTCAGGTGTATCCTCACCTGTACTGCATCCATAACGAGGGTCTATACAAAGAGGATTCTTTGGTGCTAAATCACAACCTCTAATTCCGGTCAGCAACGTTCCTTGTGCCCGCAAGGGCATGCACATCACCCAATCCTGAAGCACGCTTTTCATCACAGGTCCTTGTGTGAATAAAATTTGGCTACTTCCTGCATGCCGTCAGGGTTTTTATCCTTGTCGTATGGTGCCCAGTTCTTGCCAACTGAACACTCGACCCCCATCGGCACATTTATGCACTTATACGGGGGAGTAATCATAATTCTGTAAATGGTGTCTATTGCATCATCAATCACCGATTCCTT